CATGCCACTTAGGATACGTAGTACATTGTAGTTGAGGGCATAGATGGAGATTTTGCTGTCATCATTAAGGAATTGTGCTTTGAAATCTGATACACCTTCAACACCAAATGTGATGTTAAGGGTAGCATTATCGATACGAGACATATTGCAAGTACCAGATGGTTGATGATCTTCAGGATTAAGTGAGAAAGAATACATACATAGACCGTCAGAGGGTGTATTGGAATGGTGCTGCCAAGGTTGTACGTAGTTAAAATAATTTCCATCACGTTCGGAAAAACGATCATGGCCATTAAGTTGTAGGAGACCTTTTTGTACGGGGTTTTCAGTTCCATTCATGTATACACCATAGTTGTCATATTGGCGTACTACTACATCATATTTGTCTGAGCCTTGACCATAATCGATACGAGCAGCACCAGCGATAGGTAATAAAAGTTGAGTTACAGGTTTTGATGCATCATCTAGAGAAAGGAGATCTCCAAGAATGGTAATGTTATCTACATCTGCATCTTTACTAATTGCAACAGCATTAGCTGCGGTGAATAAAGCTAGAAGAGGACCAGTAACTAATGTTGTAAGTTTATTAGCAGTTAATTTTAGGACTGGTATAGCAGCTGTTGATGTAGTGTCATATTCTGCAAGAGCTAGTACAAATCGCTTGGTAGCTTGGAGGCGTAAGTTATTAGTATCAGCAGCATCATACGCGAGGAATTTATATGCACCTGAAGGATTAGTGTATCGACCAAGTTTAAGATTCCAGTAAAGAGCTTTGCAAGGATGGTTGAAGTTAAGACGGAATTTGTTGCTGTTGATTGATACGGATTCTTCGCCAGTGAATTGGATTTGTTCAATAAGATATTCATGAGCATTTTGAGCAAATTTCTTACGTTCTTCACTTTCAAGATATACATAGTCTACGAAGAGTGAAGCAGCTTCCATGCGAAGATTTAATGAACTAGGACTGCAATTAGAAGTAATGACGCATTCTTCAAGTTTACGGAATTCAAATTCATAACGTACATCATGGTATTGAAGAGCGATGAGGGGTAGAGCAAGTCCATCATTACGGCAATGGAAGAAATATAAAGGTACATATAAAGTAGCTGATTTGTGTGATTGAGATAATTGTGTAAGTTCTTCAGTATTACCGATCATCTTAGCATAACCACGATCTTGACCGAATTTACGAGATAATTCATACCAGCAATTCATCCAATCGCCGTATTGTTTATCAATTTTAGTTCCGCCGATATTAAGTTCGACAGATGAAATTAAAGCATGTCCAAGCTTTTTAACCCATGCCCATCTTTTATCGTCTGCATCTGTTGCAGATGCACTTACAACAACACGAAGATATACATTAGATACGAGATCTCCGTTTCGTTGTAAAGTAGCTGATACTTTGCGACCGAAATCAGCAGCACCAGAGAAAGTTTGTTCAATGCTTTCTACAGCAAAGTTGGTATGTCTTCTATAAACAACTTTGAAAAAAGTGATTTGTGGATTACCTGTTAGGTAAACATCTTGTGCACCATACGCGACCCGTGATTCTTATACTTTTCAATATAAGCGGGACTATACCTTAAGCTATCGACGAAAATAGGGAATTTTCTCAAGCCTACCCATTATAGTCTCTGAACCTTCAACTCTAGTATTTTACCCATATATACTAGAGATGTTTGGCTGCGGATTGTCCAATCCTTAACGTTTTTACTATTCCGATGGTCATTATCCAACGGTATTATATTTTTCACAAAATATAAGTAGTAGTTAAGGCTCTAAGGAGTTTCCCGCAATTTAAGAGTATTGCCATAAATGAATTATGACTAGCCAATTATATTTAACTATGTATTACACTATTTACTCTTATTGGTATTACATAGAACCAATAAGATAGTTGACTGTTCAACTCCATCATTAAAGTTGCATAAGTCCGCCTCCCATATTGTTATATATAATATAGTATAAGAAAAAAAATAAAATAAAAAAAAACTAATTAAATTTATATATATTTTTTTTTTTAATAAAATATATATAAAGTTATTAGTTATTTATATATAAATATTTATAATGTCTGATTTTTCAACAAATTTTAAAGATAAAAATATTAAATACTCATCTTTTTGTAATAATATTCTAAATAAATCATTACTTATACACGGAACTTTAGATAGTAAGCATCAAGAAAAAATTAAAGAATTTGAAAAAAGAGACAAGATTATAATAAAACATCAACATAAATTAGATAAACTAAATGAAGAATATAAAATTTTAAATATAAAAAAACCAATAGATTATATTGAACAAGACATTATAAAAAAAGCAAAAATAAAAGATCAAATTATAGAAGTACAAGAAGAAATTAATAATTTAAATAATATGTCAGATACACTTGAGTATTTTAATAATACTATTGATTTATTAAGTAAATATTATGATGATAATAATAATGAAAATGAAAATATTATTGATATATTTAATATTAAAAAAAATGACGATAAAGCACAAATATTTATAAAATATTTAAAAAGAACAAATCAAATAGATTTAAATCATAAACAAAAAAAAAATAATATTAAAGTATGTTCTCAATGTAATGTTGATAAAATATTACATTTACAAGATGGTTTATTTTCATGTGTTCATTGTGGCAATTGTGATTTTATATTAGTTGATAGTGATATGCCAAATTATAAAGATCAAATTATAGATTATAAACATAATGGATATAAACGCATGAATCATTTTTCAGAATTACTTAACCAATATCAAGGTAAAGAAAGTACTGAAATTCCAAATGAAGTTTTTGAAAAAATTATAGATGAAATAAATAAATTAAGAATAGAAGATCTTTCAACACTTAATAATTATACAATTAGAGCAATTTTAAAAAAACTGAATTTAAATTTTTATTATGAACATATATCTTATATAATTAATAAACTTAATGGTATTCCACCTCCATCAATTAATAGAGAATTAGAAGATAAATTAAGACAAATGTTTAAAGAAGTACAAGAACCATTTCTTTTATATAAACCAAAAAATAGAAAAAATTTTTTAAATAATAATTATGTTTTTCATAAATTATTTGAATTATTAGAAGCTGATCATTTATTATCTTCTTTTCCTTTTCTAAAATCAAAAGAAAAATTATATGAACATGATCAAATATGGAAAAAAATATGCGAATATAATAATTGGCAATTTATTGAAAGTATCTAAAAATAAATAAAAAATAAATAAAAAATAAATAAAAAATAAATAAAAAATAAATAAAAAATAAATAAAAAATAAAAAATAAAAATAAAAAATAAATAAAAAATAAATAAAAAATAAATAAAAAATAAAAAATAAATAAAAAATAAATAAATAAAAAATAAAAAATAAATAAAATAAATAATAATATAAAGATTTAATAATATTAAAAAAATATAATGCTTGACTATATTTTTTTAATTCCGATTGGATCTTCAATTGATGGTAAATTACTTGAACAATATTTAAAATTAAGATCATGGTGTGATAAAAACAATGCAGATATTTTAATTACAACTGGGAAAATGCATAATTTTGCAAGAAATTATTTAGCTACAGGAGGAAAAGGTTTTGATAATCCTGGTCCTCCTGATGCGAAATGGTTAATTTGGTTAGATAGTGATATTCAATTTACAATTGATCAAATTGAAGCTTTAATAAAAATTGAACATCCTTTTGTATCAGGATGGTATGTATCAGATCTTGGAAATCAAGTAATGGGAGGAAAATGGGATATTGAATTTTTTAAAAAAAATAAATTTATGCCATTTTTTGATAAAACTAAATTAATAGAACTAGCTAAAGAAAGACCAGACGATTATTTGGAAGCAGATTTTGTTGGATTTGGATTTGTTAAAATCCATAGAAATATAATTGAAAGAATGAGTTATCCATATTTTACTCTTAATATTCAAGAAATAGAAAATTGTAAAGATTTATCATCAGAAGATTGTAGTTTTTGTCAAAATTGTTTTAAAGAAACAGGAATTAAACCTATTATTGTTCCAAAATTACATGTTGGACATTTAAAATCAATACATTTATATTAAATTTTTTCTAAGTTTTAGCAGCAGCAATTTTACTATCATCTTTTGCTTTTTTTGCTTTCATATATTCATTTATAATTGTTTGTATATTAAGATAAGTACTAGTATTATTAGCTTCTGATTCTATAAAATAAATTTTTCCATGATTATCAAATTGATTTATATCAACTTTTATTAACATATTAAGTGGCTTTTCTTTTCTTTTTACTTCTTCATTTATCTTATTTAGCAGCAGCAATTTTACTATCATCTTTTGCTTTTTTTGCTTTCATATATTCATTTATAATTGTTTGTATATTAAGATAAGTACT